CCCGGCACTGTTCAACGGCGCGCCACGGTTCCACTCAGGCGGTCTCCCGGGCCTGAAATCTGACGAGGTTCCGGCTATCCTTCAAAAAGGCGAGCAGGTATTATCGAAAAATGATCCAAACAACGTCCTGAACCAAACGGGCGGCGGCCAGTCCTCACAGACTCCGCAAGGCTTGAGGTTCGTGCTGGTGGATGACCGCTCCAAGGTACCGGAAGCGATGAATACCCCGGAAGGCGAGGTGGCGATCATGCAGATTTTGAAACGTAACGTCCCGACCTTAAAAAACTTGGTGAGCAAATAACATGGCATTGACAGGACTAAGGCCAGCCCGCGAAATCCTAATCCCGGATCACTTCAACGCCCTGCATGGGGCGTATGATTTATTCGTGCAGGATGCCTACGCGCAAGCAGCCGGGAACCAGACCTACTACATGGCGAAGTGGTTTAAGCTGAAAGCGGGCACCTACGTGGTGAACGCCTACGTGGATGACTACGGCTCTTTGAGCGTGGAGCACAATATCGTGTTCGACGCGGCCATCGGCTCCAACCCGAACCACGGCACCTTCACCGTAACCGAGAACGGGGTCTACCGGTTCGACGCGATCTACCAAAACGTGCCGCCGGAGACTCCGGCCAGTTTCGCCTTTGAGCTGCTTCTCGACGGTGCGGTGTACGAGGTATCCCGGGCCAGCGATTACATTGCTGACATCGTGCCGATCCCTGACTCCGCGCTCGGGCCACGCCCGCCCTACTCGGATGACGTGCGCCTGACCTACCCGGTGTTCCTGCCGCTGCCCAACTGGAAAGACGGCGTTACCGAGCGGATCGAATGGCTTACCGATGTGATGATGTCCGAGTCTGGCGCGGAACAACGCCGCCCGGTGCGCCTGCATCCCCGTCGTTCGTTCGAGGCGACCTTCCTGCGCTGGGAGGAAAACCGTACGGTGCTCGACTCGACTATCGCGGGTGTCGGCCAAGCGCCGCTGCTGCTGCCGTTGTGGCACGACATGACGGCGACCGAGAATGCGGCCCCGGCGGGTTCCATTGACATCTTCGGCCAATTCCGGGTGAAGGATTTCAACGTTGGCGACGTGGTGATGTTCCGCCGGGATCTCAAGTGGGACTACGAAACGAACATCATCGCCGGGCTGGATATCGACGGCGGCCACATGACCCTGCAATTCGGGCTGCAGCAGGACATGCCCAAGGGCACGCGCCTGTACCCGGTTCGAGTTGCACAGATCCGCGAGGCCATGAACGGCGAGCAGATGACCGATTCAGTCAGCCGTACGCAGGTGCGCTTTTACTGTACCGAGCCGTACGACCTCCCGGCCTCATGGTCAGACTTGCCTTCGTACGCGCGCACCGGGCTGCATATCTTCGCGCTGCCGGAGGACTGGGGTTCGGCCAACGACATCACGTCTGACCGCTACACGTTCAACTATGACAACGACACCGGCCCGGTGGTCATCGTCGACCCGGGCGATCAGAACATCGGCAGCGTGAAGAAGTCTTACACGATTTATGGCCGGACAGCCGACCGCCAATTCCGCCAGATCCTCTTTGCGCTGCAAGGTCGCACCAAGACGTTCCACCTGCCGCTCGACACCAACGACTTTATCCTGACCCGCGATATCAACCCGGCGGACGGTGCCTTGGTAGTGCGGCGTTCCGGGTACACACAATTCGTAGGTGGCAAGCAGGAGACAAAACGCGATATTCTTGTCGAGCTGTATGACGGCACAAAGATCCCGACTACCATTATTTCTAGCCGAACAGTGCAGGATGAAGAGTGGTTATTCCTGTCTCAGTCCATCCCGGCGACACCGAGAAGCGAAGTCCGGCGCATTGGATATATGCCAGTTTCGCGATTAGATGTTGACGGCATCGAAATAAAACGTTTGACTGATGCGGCGGGCGTAAGTCAAGTTTCCCTAACCTTCAAGTCATTTGATGATAGGAGAGCTGCAACGCCCGTACCATTACCATAAGAGGGCGACATGACTTACAACATTATCGAGACATCGAACGACAACGGCAGGCCGGTCTATCTGTATGAGTTCCGCCTGCTAGATAAATACTGGCGTTATACGTCCGCAGACGCTAAAGTATCCATGCTGGGGAGCATTTGGGAACCAATGGGGATGACCGACGACGGGATCAAGCAGACTGGCGAGGCCAAGACGGATGCGCTAAATCTGACTATGCCGAACACCTGCCCCGTCGTCGGTCTCTTCATTGGGACTCCCCCCGGTTCCCCCGTATCACTTATCATGCGCCGCTTCCACCTCGGCGATAACGATGCAGTCGTCTGCTACGTCGGCGAAGTAACCAGCATCAACGAAGGCAGTCCCTCCGTATCAACCGTCACATGCGCCACACTGTCCGCCACGATGGATAGGAATGGTCTGCGCCTTGCGTGGAGCCGAGGTTGCCCGCACGCCCTGTACGACTCCCAATGCCGCGTTAACAAAGAGTCATTCCGACTGGACGCCACCATCAAAACCGTTGGTGCGGGTACCGTTGTGTCTGACGCATACAAGACTCGGCCAGACGGGTATTTCGCGGGCGGCTTCATTGAGTGGATCGACCCGGCGTACGGCACCGAACGTCGCGGCATCGAAACCCACGTTGGCGACACCATTACGATCTTCGGCACCGTCGACGGTCTGGCCGGGGGCTACATCCTGAAAACGTACCCGGGCTGTCCACGCACTACAGTCGCGTGTGATACCATCTTTAACAACCTCGACAATTACGGCGGCTGTCCTACAATGCCTGACCGTTCTCCGTTCGACGGCAATCCAATCTTCTAAGGAGCGAACTATGTGGTGGGCATTAGCAATGCTGGTAGCCTCCGTGCTGATCAACGCGGCACTGGCACCGAAACCAGCCGAGGCAAAACCAGCAACGATTGAAGACTTCGACATCCCCCAAGTGAAGGAAGGCACCCCGCAGACGGTTGTCTTCGGCGAGGTGTGGACATCGGATTGGCAGGTGTTGGGTTTTGGCAACTTCCGCACCAGTGCAGTTAAAGCGAAACAGGCGAAGAAATAATGAGTAGAGCAAACGAGCCGAAGGACAAGCCGCGCATCTTCATGCGGCACGCCCGGGCGTTGGGGTACTGCGCCTCGGGATCCGAACGGTTGGCCGAGCGATTCGGCCTGACCTTCGAACAGTTTTTACGGGAAGGCTATCCGGTTGAGGATGCCTTGAAGTCATCAAATCCGTTATTGCACAAGGCCGCAACGCTGGCACAAACGGAATGGGACGAGGCGCATGGGCATGGGAAGTAAAGCCAAGAAAATCACGGTAGGTTATAAATACTACATGGGCCTGTTCATGGGCCTTTTCCGTGGCCCGGTAAACGAAATCACCGAGATCCGCGTGGGCGACCGTACCGCGTGGACTGGCTCGTTAACCCAGAACAGCACGATCAGCATTAACCAGTCGGAACTGTTCGGCGGCACCAAGGCAGAAGGCGGCATCGACGGGCGCTTCGAGCTGTACATGGGCGGCCAGACGCAGACTATCAGCCAAGCACTGCGCTCCATGTTGGGCGGGCGTCAACCTCAATACCGTGGCGTGGTGACAGCGTTCTTCGACGGCATGATCTGCGCCATGAACCCATACCCGAAAGCGTGGAAGTTCAAGACGCGCCGGTCTACTGCCGGGTGGTATGGCGGTGTCTGGTACGAGCCGAAGTGCCTTATCAAGATGTTGGGGTATGACGGTGCGGGCAATCAGTCCGAGATCCACGCGATGAACCCGGCGCACATCCTGTACGAGTGCCAGTCAAACTTCGAGTGGGGTCGTGGCCTGAACCGGGACTTGGTGGATGACGTGTCCTTCCGTAAGGCGGCTGACCAGTTGTACGAGGAAGGCTTCGGTCTGTGCATCGCGTGGAAGCGTCAGGACACGCTCGAAGCGTTCCAGCAGATCATCCTTGACCATATCGGCGGGGCGATGTACGTGTCCAAGCAGACCGGCAAGCTGACGCTGAAACTGATCCGCAAGGACTACAACTTCGATAGCCTACCGATCTTCGATAGCGACTCGGGGCTGCTGTCCATTGACGAGGCCACCAACGCCAGCCCGGCCAACTTCGTGAACGAGGTTATCGTCACGTACCACAACCCAATCATGGACGAGGATCAGCAAGTACGCTGCCACAACCTCGCGCAGATTCAGAACCAGCAATGTCTGAACAGCAACACGGTTGAGTACATGGGCATCCCTACCGGTAAACTGGCGATGCAGGTAGCGCAGCGTGACCTCCGGGTCTCGTCTACCAACGTCCGCCGCTTCACCGTAGTGTGCGACCGCCGGGCATGGAACATCAACCCGGGCGACGTGTTCAAGATCCGCGACCCTAAGCAACGCGGCCTGACCGAAGTTGTCGTGCGTGTGGGCACCGTGGAAGATGGCACCCTGACCGACGGCAAGATTAAGATTGTCGCGCTGCAAGATCAGTTTGCGTTCCAGCTCAACACGTTCAACCAAGTTGAGCCGCCTACCGGTTATGTGCCTGACCTTCAACCGGCGCTCGCACGTCGCATCGTCG